GAACTTCTGGATGTAAGATGCCCACATTGAGCGGCCTACGATCCAAGAGAGATTGTTAGCAAACTTGTCTGGCACAAGCCCGACGAGCTGGTTGAGGTCGGCTAAAGCAACATTAGCAAACGACGTGTTGCCGCTCGACAAAGTTACTTTACCTGCTGCACCAAGAGCTGAAATCACACCAGTTTCTGAACCGTAAGTACCGGTTCCGTCACCATTAATGAATTCATTGTCCTGCTGAACAGCCAATGCGTTTCCAACATCGCTGGCGAGGTTGTCTACAACACTGATAACTGAGTCTGCCAAGAGTTCCATCGAGATTTTACTCAACGTAGCTCGTTTAACAGCAGTTAAGGACACAACGCCCCAAGTTCTGTCAGATGCAGTGATTGCAGTCGCTTCACCGGGATACTGAACGGTTACACCGCCGGTAGCCTTTGGAATCGTCATCGCATCTGAAGTCATCGGTACGATGTTAGATACCTGACGTGCTACACCAGCATTCTGCAACACATCAATGATGGCTTGCGAAAGCGGTGTGGGAGTCAGATAACCACCAGCACTATCTGTGCCTTCCGTGGCAGTACCAAGAATTTGCTGACCGTAGTCGTTGCAAATTCGTTTTGCTTCGTCATCGCCTAGGAACGAAGCCTTTAGCCATTGACCGGCAAAGTATGCTTCCTTCTCATCCTTAAAAGCATTTAGCTTTACGTAGGATTTAGGAATGGCGAAGCTTTTTGCTGCCTGAACAGGCTGGGAAGCTTCAGAACGAGCTAAGGCAATTCGTTGCTTTTCAGCTTCTAGTCTTTCCAGACGGGCAACTTGTGATCGAAGACCTTCATCTTCGTCACCGATTTGGTTTAACACAGAATCGATTTCTGCATTCTCTTCGGCTGAGAGTTCCCGATCTTCTGCTTTAGCCAGGTTCACAATTGCTTCAGCCTGGTCTTGCAGATCGACAATCTCATCCTTGATGTCGTTGAGAGATTTCATGTGAAATATCCTCTAAGAAAAAAACAATATGTTGGTACGCAAAAACGGCACACCAACGTAACTATGAAAGTTCCGTTCGTAGTGCCGCTTTCGAGTTGCACTTCACAATTTCGGAGTAGTCTGTGAAGACTACATGTATTTGACGATAAGCCTTATTTATTGCAACAACGCGAAAGTTTTATTTTCTGTTCTGCAATACTGCGATTAACAGGTGCTTGCTTATCTTCCTTCGGAGCCTGATCTATAAACGCAACTTCTCCTGCTGAAATCCATTCTGGTGCGTTCACGTAGTTGAATGCTTTGATGCATGCTACCGGAGCTTCACTAGGCTCAATAACTGAATCCGCAAATCCAAAACTTATTGCCTCAGCGGCACTCAACCACGTCTCTTCGTCCATCATGTCACCGAGCATATCTCTGTCGATTCCAGTACGGCCTTCGTAGACTGTCAGGATTGTCTCACGAACCTTATCAAGCACATCCGCAGTATCACGCAAGTCTTTGCTCTCTCCGGTCGCTTGTGGAGTCCACGGGTTGTGTATCATCATCAATGAGTTAGAAGCCATTAACACTTCGTCACCGGCCATGGCAATGACACTAGCAATGCTGGCAGCTAGAGCGTCAACAACGACAGTTATCTTGCTCCCGGTGCGTTTCTTGTAATCTTCAAGTAGAGAAAAAATAGCCTGCCCATCAAAGACATCGCCACCACCGGAATTTATTCTCAATTCGATATCGCCTTGAGCATCCTCTAACGCCAAACGCATGTATTCAGCATCAACGTCATACCCGATAGTTCCATAAACATAAATTCGTGACATTACTTGCTCCCAATGATCGAATCAATAAGTTGTTGTTTTCGCTTGTCCCATTGTGATAACTCATCCGAAATAGCACTTTCGAAGTTCTCAAATGTCGCCGTTCCAGCGACTTCAAGCAAACGCTCGCAGGATTCTTCGAGATAGTGACCGACGCTTTGGTCAAGATTATCGGCATGAAACCCCGCTGCCCGGATAGTATCCACACACGGGTTTAACGACTCAATAAATGTGGTTTGTAAATCTTTGTAGAAGTTGTCCATCCAGTTGACGAAGTTTTCATCCTTCTGGCTAGCTCTTATAACTTTGTTACTTTCGATCCGCATCATTCTCGTGACACGGTCATCAACAAGTTTTCGCAAAGCGTTTTCCAAACCGTTGTCTTCTTCCACCTCTTCAACCACTTCGTCCTCCACCTCTTCTTCCACCTCGACGTTGGACGATTTGGTGTTCGGATTCTGGTACGTATCACCACCTTCGCGACTTGGCATGTTTTCCAATTTACGCACCTCATTTGGTGATAGGAATTCCGATGAAATACCGATTTGATATGACTGATACCGAGTGATCAGGTCAGCTCGTAACAGACCTGCTGTTAGGAATTCGAAGTTGTATTGGTCACGCTGCCGCTGCCGGGCTGTTAATAGCTTGTTATCAAGCTGCTGTTCAATTTCGACGATCCAATTCATCAGCGTCATGTCCGCATAACTGCGGTTTTCTGCTTCAAGTGACGAAAACGATGTTTTAGAGCTATCTCCTAGCTTATGGGGTGGAATATTAAACCAGGAAGCTACCTCTTGACGCTGAAACTTGCGGGAATCCAGCCATTGAGCATTGTCGTTATTGATCGACATAATCTTGGCTTTCATGCCGCCTGCAAGCAACGCTGTTTTATATGCGTTGTTACTACCCGCATGCATTTCGTTCCAAGATGCCAGTAGGTTATCGGCACGCTCTTTATCAATTGTCCCGTCGGTTTCCAATACTACACTTGGACGGGCGTTGTTCTTAAAGAACCGATTACCATGCTGCTCGGTAGCTAAGCCCAAACCAATTGAGTTTCGAGCGTAGCTGATGGTGTCGTATCCCCAGTATCCGTTGTTAGTTAGGTTTTTAATGTGGATTACATCACGAAAGTTCAGTGCAACTTTCTCGCTTTTGTCTTGATACGGAAACTGTACAACGTAAATTGGTTCATTGTTGACGACTTCAAGCGTGACATTGTCCGGGGGTAACGGATACAGTCCTACCGGCGCACCACGACCATCGCGTTGAATCCATGCCACTCCATTGCCGCTTAGTAATGCGTTCTTCATCAACACTGACAAAAGTGTTTTAGGACTCATGTACGGATTTGGCGCACGCTTTAACAGTGCATAACCAGGATGCGTCGTTGCTCGAATCCTATCTTCAGGGTCGCGTTTGTCATAAAGAATTACAGGAAGCCGGGCTATATCATTGCTAATCGTGTTAACGGCCTGCCAGACCCATGCGAGAGTCATTGCTTTGTCGCTATTAACCACAATGCCGGAGTCCGAGCGACTGCCTATCATTGTTGATTTCCAGAACCAATCTGCCGGGTTGCGGAAAGTAGAATTTGTAAATAAACCTTTGATGCGGTTAATTAATTTCATTTGTTCGCTCAGAAATATATAGCCGGTTCGTTTCGTTTATTCATGTTCGCCAAGCCTCTGCCACGAGCTATAGCTAGTGCAACCGCTCCGTCGATCTTGTCCGAGGAATGTTTCTTTGAGAAGCGGATCAGGCCGTCTGCCTTTTGATCGGCTGCACAATTACTTAAGCACCACGACATAACGGGATGACCGTCGTGCCAAAGTGCTTCTTCCTCGATGTCATCGAGCAATTGTCGCGTGCCTGCCGTCATACCTGCCAATCCCTGGCTAACAGCGACAATAGGCACACCTTCGTCGGTTAGCGGATTTGCAATCATGTCTGCACCCCACGGGTCAAAGCCAATTTCACGCACATCATAAAGATCGAGAGTTCTACGAACGACATCCAACATCGGTTGGGGGTCGAGTCGCTGCCCGCCCGCTTCATGTATATGACCTTCATCTTTCCATTGCCGATAAAAGGCCATACCATTGGCTTCACGCTCTTTGATTTTAGCACTAGGTACGAAAAACCATGGCAACACCCAAGCCTTCGGGTCTTGCTCTGTTGCAGGAAACCATAGCACGTAACAGCTAAGGTCTTCGTGGCTCGCCAAGTCCAGACCACCGTAACATTCTCTCCCAGCGAGATCAGGCATATCTTCACAGCAGTAATTCCAGCACTGCATGTTGACGACCTTTTCGATTCCGGCAGTTGGAAGGTTTAATAGATACCGACGGAAAGCGTTTTGTTTAGCTGGCGAGTTCTTGGCCTCTAGGTAATGCTGTTCGATTGTTTCTTCCTGAACTGTGTAACCGAGCGAAGGCATTGCTTTACGCCACTGCTCTGGTTCACCACATTTGTCGAAATCATCCTGACATTCAGCGTCAGCCTGAGCTAAAAAACAGAACACGTTCGGATCGACAATGGTTCCATCAATCATCTTCTGTGTATATTCGTACTGTTCCCACCAGATCAGCGTTCTATCGGCAACACCGACTGTCGACACACTGAGCATCATCGCATTCGGGCGTGCGGCACTGGCATAGGCTAAAGCGTCGTAAAGCACACGACTACGTTGAGCGTGTATTTCGTCAAACAATACAAGGTTGGGGTTAATACCTTCGACACCTCTGGCACAGGCTTCCCCGGCAAGAGCCTGATAGAAACTACCGTTGCTGGGGAAGATGATTCTCTTCTTCGAATCTAATACCTTTAGCTTGCCAGCGATTGGTGGGCTTGAATTAACCATCGCGGCAGCTTCGCGGTAAATGATACCAGCCTGCTCACGGGTATGAGCCACACCGTAGATTTCCGCACGGTTGCCCTGCGTTAACAGATAAAGTACTGCCAGCCCGGCTGATATTGTGCTTTTGCCCTGCTTCTTTGCACACCACACAAATCCTTTCTTAAATCGATTTGTGCCGTCTTCGCGTTTCCACCCGAACAGAGGTTCGATAATGTCGTCCTTCTGCCAAGGCAAAAGCTTGAATGGCTTACCTGCGTGAATACCCATCGTGTGCCGCAAGTACTGCTCATAGAACGCTACCGCACCGTTCGCACCTTCTTCGTCGTAATAACATCCTTCACGGATTGCTAGTTCATCATGCTCGTTTCTAACGAACTTGAGCCAGCCTTCCCGTTTAGCTTTTGCCTTTGCCGACTTAAGTGTTTTCATTAGTTAAACCTCGACAGGAACGAATCGAAGTCATTCTTGACCTCCTCCTCGACCTGCACTCTCGCCCTGCTAGACGGCGTTAGGCCAAACTCACAAAGCCATTTACGGCAGGCTTCCATGTTCCGCTCACGCACACGATCCCATTCGTGACGGCGACTAAAGATGTTACCTTCTTTGTCCGTACAGACAGTCCAGGCTCCTTCTTTGGCTGTTACCTTAACGGCTTTACGCCAATCCGAATACGTCTGGCAATACATAGCTAATGCAGTTGTATCCACCTCCGAAAGGATGTTTAGCTTCCGTAGCATACCGGTGACGACTTTCCATTCGTGCTTCGCCATGCGATCTAAGTAGGCTGGGCATTTAGGTTCCGTCTTTGGGCTTTTTGGTTCCTTCTTCCTACGTCGCTTAGGATTCTTGTCGTAAGCTCCAGTCATTTCGTGTACCGCCGTAGGTAGCGGTTTTCTTCCCTGAACCATCATCTTCTCCTTACGTCATATCGACTACGTTGCCATCGATGTAGTTTGCGTCACTTGCGGCCTGTGATGAGTTTCTAGTTATCAACCAGACGTTTCTACTCGTTGCCTCAGTCCTAATCCACTGAAGTATGGTTTGCCGAAACCCCTGCTTAAGAGTTTGCAGGTCAGTGGCATTTCTACTCCCAAACACACAGCCACCGACCAGTTCATCCATATCAAAAACTAAATCACCTTCTGCCGCCTGTTCTTTTACCAACATTGAAAGGCTGTTGTCATGGTTACCCAGCACAACGTACCTCTGCCCTGCCCCAGCTTCCTTGTGCGTTTTCTTGCTATGGCAACTCGGGCAAAGCGACTGCCACAAATCCATTTTCCAGAACAACACCATATCGCCCCGGTGAGGCACAACATGATCTACATGCTCAGCTTGGACTACCTTGCCGTTGAGCTTGCATCGTTCGCACAGCGGGTGTTCAGCAAGAAAGTTCTGCCGAGCCTTTGTCCAACGATACGTGTAACCTCTCGCAGTTGATGAGAGTCGACCGCGACTAGTGATTGGTATATCGGCCTTTTTACATGAGCAATCAGTCAGCCCACATTTGTCACATGCCCAATTCCATGTAGCCATCTATCTACCTTAAAAGTGCTGACGCAGCACCTGCTGACTTTAAGAGGCGTGGGGTACTCATAAAATCGGAAATGCCGATGCCACGTCAGCGGCAACGGGGATCGTCTACTCTATACGCAACAGTACGTCTCTGACGAATGTGCTACCGCCGGTTGTGCTTACGGTAACACGTATCGTATAAAGTTTGTCTTCTGTTCCACCAGCAACCTTAAACATTACGACGTTGTTCGCACTGACAGTTTCTCCTAGTACCGTGACGGAGCTGCCGTTCAGCTCAACGCTCGTAATCGTAAGGTCTGTGGTTGTTTGTTCTGCGACGGTTGGCGTGCCTTC